GACGGACATCGTCGGTCAGTTCAAGGACCGGATGGCCGTCCAGATGACCATGATGGACCGGCAGAAGTCCCAGATGCAGGACACGCTGGCAAAGCTGGACGCCGGGGACGCGAAGACCGTCGCCACGGTGGTCAGCCAGATGGTCCAGCAGCTTTCGCGGCGCGTCGAAGGTATCCAGCAGGCCCGCAACCAGTCCGACGCGTTGCTCGCGGAATTGGAAGACGCCAACGGCGGCAACGGCAAGGGATGACCATGGTGGAGATGAAGGTCAAGACCAGGATGGATGCCAAGCGGGTCGTCAAGGCCGAGCAGACCGGCTCGATCAAGAGCCTGGGCCATGCGGGCGGCGCGATCCGCATGACGGCCAAGCGCAGCATCAAGCGGAGCAAGACCGAGTCGCCGGAAGGCGCTCCCCCGCACACGCGGAAGGGCCAACTCCGGCGGGCGATCCTCTACGCAGTCGAGAAGGACAAGCAGTCCGTGGTGGTCGGACCGGACGTCTCCATCGTGAGCACGGCAGGCACTGCGCATGAGTTCGGAGGGCGGTTCCGGGGCGAACAGTATCCCCGGCGGCCGTTCATGGGACCGGCGTTTGAGAAAACAAAGGAACGGCTCCCGAAGATGTGGGCCGGATCGGTAAGGAGCTGAGGAGGTAACTATGGCTATTCGATTGGGCATGGATGCGAAGTTGTACTTCAAGACCGGGGGCGTCGGCGGCGGCGGGGCCTGGACGGAACTGACGAACGTCAAGGACGTGACTTTGAACTTGGAGACCGGCGAAGCGGACGTCACCACGCGCGGCAACGCGGGATGGCGGGCGACCGTCGGCACGCTGAAGGAAGGAAGCATCGAGTTCGAGATGGTGTGGGACACCGGCGACCCGGGGTTTACGGCCATCAAGAACGCCTACTTCAACAACGCGCTAATCGGGTTCGCCGTCATGGATGGCGGGATCTTGACAGCCGGATCGCAGGGATTGCAGGCCGACTTCTCCATCACGAACTTCTCCCGCAAGGAGGCGTTGGAGGAAGCGCTCACGGTGTCGGTGACAGCGAAACCGACCTATTCCACAACGGCCCCGGCGTGGGTCTCGGTGTAAGGAGGCGCTGCCATGCGGACTTTCAAGGATAACGGGGGCCGGACCTGGACCGTGACGGTGAACGTGGACGCTGTCAAACGCGTCCGGTCACTACTCGACGTAAACCTGCTCGATGTCGTGGATGGCAAACTGATCGAGCGGCTGGCCGCCGATCCGGTTCTGCTCTGCGACGTGCTCTATGCACTCGTGAAGCCCGAGGCGGACGCCCAGAAGGTGACCGACCAGGACTTCGGCCGGGGCATGGCGGGCGACACCATCGATCTGGCGACAACTGCGCTCCTGGAGGAACTCGTGGATTTTTTCCCGCAGGGGAAGCGGCGTCTTCTCCAGAAGGCGCTGGCGAAACTGAAGGACTGGGAGGCCAAGGCGCTGGGCGTGGCCGAGCGGAAGCTGGACAGCCCGGAACTCGAGGCGCAGTTCGAGAACGCGCTGAAGAGTATTGGCGACTCGTCTGGCGGCTCGCCGGTGTCGTCGGTCTGAACCCCGGTCCGCTGACGCTCCGGGAACTGCTCTGGATGGCGGACGCCAGAAGCCGGGCCGACTGGGGGCGGACCTCGGTCGTGCTGGCGCTCCTGGCGAACGCGCACCGCGATCCGAAGAAGACTCGGAGCTTCAAGCCCGCCGACTTCAACCCCCACGAGATGGAGAAGCGGACCGTTGGCCGGATACGGGACTTGAGCATTTTGAAGACGGTGTTCGTGGACAACCACGGAAAGGTGGACGCATGAAACGCATCGGCCGATACATCATCAATGTCCTCTTGAGCCTGGACCAGTTGGGGAACTCGCTGCTCTGCGGCGACCCCGACGAGACGATCAGCAGCCGGATCGGGCGCATCAAGCGCAAGTGGAACGGCCGCATTCCCCGGTGGCGCGTCTTCACGCGGGTGACCGACTGGGCGCTCGAGAAGATCGATCCCGGCCACTCCATCGACGCCATCGAGGATGACGAGGGCGGTAACGGCCTGGCGGACCGGCCTGAGAGGAGTCCATAGACCATGCCGTCGGCATCAGGCATTCGTGCGGGCGCGGCGTTCATCGAACTCTCGGTGAGCGATTCGCGGCTGATCAAGGGGCTCCAGGCGGCTTCGCGTCGACTGGAAGCCTTCGGGGCTGGCCTGCGCAAGGTCGGCACGCGGATGATGACGCTCGGCGGCGGGATCGTTACGTCCCTCCTGGCATCGGCCAAGGGGTTCGCCACCATGGGCGATCAACTCGACAAGATGTCCCAGCGCACCGGTGCGAGCGTTGAATCGCTTTCGGAGCTCGGCTACGCAGCCCAACTCTCCGGCGCGAGCCTGGAAGATGTCGAAACCGGCATGCGGTACATGCAGCGCGCCATCGCCAGCGCAGCGGCCGGCAGCGATGCCGCCACCGACGCTCTGGCAAAAGTGGGACTGTCTGCCGGGAAACTCATGGCGCTTTCGCCCGACCAACAGTTCGCCCTGATCGGGGAGCGCCTGAACGAGATTAGCGATCCGGCCCGGCGGGCGGCAGCCGCGATGGCAATCTTCGGGCGATCCGGCGTGTCCCTTACACCCATGATGGAGGGGCTGTCCGAGGCGCGGGCGGAGGCGCGGCGGCTAGGTCTAGTCATGTCGAGCGAGGATGCCCGTGCAGCGGCCGTCTTCAATGACGCGCTCGACCGGATGTGGGCGTCGCTCAAGATGCTGGTCGCGACGGTCGGGGCGGCCCTTGCGCCGCTCCTGACGGAACTCGCGGGCAAGATCGTGCGACTTGTGGGCAGCCTGCGCGTGTGGCTGGCCGAGAACAAGGGCTTCGTCATCTCCGCGCTGAAGATCGGGACCGTGATCTTCGCCGTGGGCGTGGCGTTCGTGACCCTGGGCGGCATCATCTCCGCGTTGGGCACGGCATTCGGAGTCTTTGCCTCGGTCGTCTCCGCTGTGCTGGGGTTCATTCTGACCCCGGTCGGGCTCGTCGTCACCGCCATCGTGGCGCTCGGGGGCTATATCCTCTGGGCGACCGACGCGGGCGGCAAGGCGCTTGCATGGCTCGGGGAACGGTTCGGCGATCTCAAGACCTTTGCCGTGGACTCGTTCCAGGGCATCAAGGACGCGCTCGCGGCCGGGGACGTGGCGCTCGCGGCGCGTATCCTGTGGCTTTCCCTTCAGGTCGCCTGGCGGATGGGCATCAACAAGCTCAAGGGTTGGTGGCTCGAGTTCAAGGACTGGTTCTTCCAGACCACCAACGACATCTTCTACGGCGCGGTCGTGCTCGTGGCGGACGCGTGGTACGGCCTGCGCAAGATCTGGGTCAACACGGTCAACTTCTGGGCCGATATCCCGAACCGGTTCGCCGGGTTCTTCCTGAAGACCTGGAATCGCCTCACCGGCTGGTTCGCCAAGCAGTGGACCAAGGTCGTGGGCGTGTTCGACTCCTCGATCAATGTCGAGTCGGTCAATAAGCGTATCGACGAGGAGACGGAGCGCAAGAACCTCGAAGTCTCCACGGGCATCGTGGACGACCGAACGGCGGGCGAGCGGGAACTGGCGGACATCGAGAAGGAACGCGAGGGCACGCTCGTCGCCATCAACGACATGGCCGACGAGGAAGATCAGGCCCGGCGGGCGCAGTACGCGGCCGAGATGAGGGAATCCGAGGACGAGTTGACCAAGGCCAGGGATGAGTGGCGTGCCGCCATCGGCGAGGCCAAGGCGAAGCGCGCCGCCGCCGAAACGGCGGGCCCGGACGTGGGCAAACCGGACGACCTCAAGAACAAGCTCTATGCGGCTGCCCCAGAACTGGAACGGGCGCTCAAGGTCGATGTCGTGGGCACGTTTTCAGCCGAGGCGACGGACCGGATGGGCACCGGACCCACGGCGGTCGAGGAACGGACCGCCCGGTCCAGTGAGGAAACGGCCAAGAATACCAAGAAGATCACCCAGCAGCTCGAACAGGGTGCGAGCATGACTTTCGAATAGGAGCGGATCATGGCAGCGGTAGTCGAAGAACTCTTTGAGGGACGGTCGGAGATCGTGTCGAGTAAGTCCTCCGCCGAGATCCCGTACATCGTCCGCCAGGCGGCTGACGAGACGGAGGTCAAGTCCGCCGCGTCGGCAGCCATCCCATCGACCTATTCCGGCATGCCGCGCAAGTCCATCGAGGTCGCGGAGCGGGTCAACGCCAACACCTGGAAGGTCGTGGCGCGTTACGAGACCGCGGAATACGACCCTGTCGAGCCGCCGGAGCCGGTCTTCTCCTTCGACACCGGAGGCGGCACCCAGCACATCACGCAGAGCATCCAGACCATCAGTCGACACGGTCCTGCGGCCACCGACAAGCTGGGCGGGGCTATCGGGTTCGACGGCGAGAACATCGAGGGCGTGGACATCGCCATCCCGGTCTACAACTTCTCCGAGACGCACTACAAGTCGGCCGCGTCGGTCTCGCTCAGTTACCGGCTGGCGCTGTTCCGCACAACCGGCACCGTGAACTCAAGCAGTTTCAAAGGCTTTGCGGCGGGGGAAGTGCTGTTCCTGGGCGCATCCGGGTCGCGGCGGGGCGATGACGCCGACGACGATTGGGAGATCACCTACAAGTTCGCGGCCCAGCAGAACCGGACCGGGATCTCCGTGGGCGAGATCAGCGGCATCTCCAAGAAGGGCTGGGAATACCTCTGGGTGCAGTATGCGCCGGAGGTGGACACCGACCATAGCCAGATCGTCAAGAAGCCCGTGGCCGTCTACATCGAGAAGGTCTACCAGGACGGGAACTTCGGCGACCTGAACATCTGAGGAGGCGACATGGCTGGCGATGATCTCAAGAAGGTGCAGCGCGGACAGGCGCTCCGCATGCCTGCGTCGGCCTACAACGCCTTCATCGACGCGGCGGCCGACTATCGCCGCCGGACCCTCGGCATCGAGGGCCAGTACAAGCAGCGGGACAGCCGCTCGGGCGTGGTCATCGTGCGGAACCAGTCCGGGTCGGCTTTCGACCAGTTCGCGGTGGTCGAACTTGGGAGCGTCATTATCGGACCGGCGGACAACGAGCAGGAGTTCCGTTCGCGGACCGCGTTCGACGTGACGACGCCCGGCGAGGAACCCGGTCCGATGGCCATCCTCCAGGAGCCGATTGCGGCGGGCGGCACCGGGCGGGCGATGGTGTTCGGCGTCACGCCCGTGCGCGTGGACGTGACGGACGAGGCGCACGAGTACGCCGACGTCACACCCTCGGAGCCGGGCTATCTGACGTCGGCGGCGACCGGGGCGGCGCGAGTCCTGTACAAAGAATCCGGTACGGGCGAGGTCTGGGCCGTGGTTTACTTCCCGGCGTCTTCGCCCGGAGGCCCGCTACGGCTGAGTGGTCTTGATGCAGAGAGAGAAGACGGTGAGCCACTGACCCAGTGCGACGACGGCGCGGACCCGGAATCGAACGAAGTCCCATTGAACGAGGCACTGCGCATCATCGAGGTCGAAGCAGACGAATTCCGACTCGCCCTGAATCTGGAGACCCTCTACGTCGTGGACCCCGTGACGGGCGAGTTCGAGCCACTGAGCGACATCCTCCGCTTCCCTCATCTGCCTGCGGCCACTCAGGTCATCGGAGATGCAACCGAGGGCAGTGAAACGCCTGACGCGACCGAGTTTGCCATAGGCACGGACGACAAGGGTCTGGAGCTGTGGCAACAGACCCGAATGGGATATTTCCATGAGGGCGACCACAAGCTCTACATGTACGTGCGCAAGGCGCTGTTCGACGAACGAGGGTGTCTCCATTCCATCACCGGCGAGACGCGGGTAGAGATCGATGCGCCCGTAATCGGAAGTGAGGGCGGCGGGGGAGGAATCGGCGACATGCTGAAGTCCGTGTACGACACGGACAACAACGGGCTCGTGGACGCGGCCGAGGCGCTCGACGACGGCGTTGATTACACGTCCGCAGGGGAAGTCAGAACGCATATCGACGATGAAACGATACATCGCGAGATCAATGACGCGGGCGTGGAGCTCACCGACCTGTGGAGCGCAAGCAAGATCACGGATGAACTCGCCGGGAAGGCGGACACTGATCATTCGCATGTTGCCGCCGACGTGACCGACTTCGATACGGAAGTCGGCAACCACCCGGACGTCGCGGCCAACACCGCCGCGCGGCATGCCAGGCAACACGGACTGAATGCGGCCGCCGACCATACCGGCATCCCCGGGACCCCGAACAACTTCATGGCCCTCGATGCAAGCGGCTTGCCGAAGGACAGTGGATCGAAGGCATCTGATTTCTCGGCCACCGCGCACACGCACGTCGTCGCGCAGGTGACGGACTTCGACAATGAGGTCGAGAACAACACTGAGGTCGCGGC